GAAGCTCATTGCGTGAGCTACTAGGGTAAACCCTACTAGCTCAAACCATGAGCTACTCGGCCATAACCTGGCAGCTGGAAAGCATGGGGGGGGTAGGACCGGGGGATACCGGTCATTTGCACAGGAGGTATCACGAACAATTTTTTTCTTTTATGGAATCCGCAAACAGCCCCCTCGTTTTTTGATTTTTATTTTTTGCAAAAATGTTTTACACTCACGCATATGACATTCCTCAGCTTCCCTTACGCACCCCGTACGTTGCAAGCCACAGAATCAAGGCTAAAAGCAATCATGGACGCCGCACGGCTTGGCCTTAAAGGTGATCGCCTTGCCATCGCCGCAGGCATGATGCCCACCGAGTACCGGCAACTGTGCCAGTTTGACCCCATCGTGGAGTACGCTGAACTTAAAGCGCGCACCGAGTCCGAGATGGCGATGAGCCAAGTGCTACACGCCGCGGCGCTAGAAGGCGACATCAAAGCGGCTACCACCATCTTGCAGAACCAGCACGACTGGGTAGCCAAACAGCAGATTAACGTCGAGATTGACCAGCGCATCTCCATCAGCCAAGCGCTTGAGATGGCGCAGTCGCGTACAGCCAAAGCCATCGAAATGGAAACTCAAGACGTGAGCTACACCGAACTTAAACAAACTAAAGAAAAGCAAAAAGCAGCCTAATGCAAGAACCCCGCTATTCCGCGCAAGACGAGATGGAACTCATGGCGCGGCTGTGGGCGCCAGCCATCAAAGACAACCCCCTAGCGTTCGTGATGTTCGCCTTCCCGTGGGGCGAAGCTGGCACACCGCTGGAACACTTCACTGGACCACGCAAGTGGCAACGCCAGGTCTTGCAAGACCTAGCCGAACACATCAAAAAGAACGACGGGCAAGTGGACTTTGACGTACTGCGCCTAGCGATTGCGTCAGGCCGCGGTATTGGCAAGTCGGCCTTGGTTAGTTGGCTAGTGCTGTGGATGATGACGACTCGCATCGGATCCACCGTGATCGTGTCAGCCAACAGCGAATCCCAGCTACGCTCCGTCACTTGGGCTGAGATTACGAAGTGGTCGTCAATGTCGATCAACACCTACTGGTGGGAGATCAGCGCCACCCGCGTCATGCCTGCCAAATGGTTGACCGAGCTGGTTGAGCGTGACCTCAAGAAAGGCACCCGCTACTGGAACTTGGAAGGCAGGCTATGGTCGGCTGAGAATCCCGACGCTTTCGCCGGTGTGCATAACTACGACGGGGTAATGGTCGTGTTTGACGAGGCCAGCGGTATTGACGACTCCATCTGGGCGGTGACAAGCGGCTTCTTTACAGAGAACACACCGAACCGCTTTTGGTGCTGCTTTAGCAACCCACGGCGTAATACGGGCTATTTCTACGAGGCGATTGAGGGTAGCAAGCGTGACTTTTGGCAGTCTAGGCAGGTAGACGCTCGGGATGTAGAAGGCACGGACAAGAACGTCTACAACCAAATTATTGAAGAATACGGCGCGGATTCCTACCAGGCGCACGTTGAAGTCTACGGCTCGTTCCCCTCAGAAGGCGACGATCAGTTCATACCGTCAACCTTGGTGGACGAAGCCATGAAACGGAGCAAACATCAAGATGATTCCGCGCCCATCGTGATTGGCGTGGATCCAGCGCGGTTCGGCTCGGACTCAACGGTCATTGCCGTACGGCAAGGGCGTGACATCGTGGAGATCCGCAGGTTCAAGGGCGACGACACCATGGTGGTGGTCGGCCACGTCATCGAAGCAATCGAGCAGTACCAGCCAGCGGTGACTGCCATCGACGAAGGTGGCCTAGGCGCTGGGGTAGTCGATCGGCTCAAGGAGCAACGGTACAAGATCCGCGGGGTCAACTTCGCAAACAAGAGCAAGAACCCCATGATGTACGGCAACATGAGGGCGCAGATTTGGGGGATTATGAAGGACTGGCTTAAGACAGCCAGCATCCCGAACGAAAAAACGCTCAAGACCGACCTGATCTCACCCATGATGAAGCCCGACAGTAAGGGGGCGATTTACCTAGAAGGCAAAAAAGAGATGAAGGCTCGCGGCTTGGCTAGTCCAGACAGCGCTGACGCTATTGCATTAACTTTTGCTTTTCCTGTTGCACACCGCGAATATAAGGGTACAATTCGGAAATCATCGTACGCAAGTCAGGGCGCAGCTCTTAACTCATGGATGGGATCGTAATGGCAACAAAGAAACAAGACAAACCGATCGCTCGCACCACCACAGGTAAAGGTGCTAACTACAAGCCGACCGACAAAGGTGCGGGTATGACTGCCAAAGGAAGGGCTGAATACAATGCAAAAAATAACGCAAATCTTAAAGCGCCTGCTCCAAATCCTAAGACTAAAGCGGACGCCGGACGCAAAAAATCCTTCTGTGCAAGAATGTCAGGAGTTGTTAAAAACGCCAAAGGCGACGCCCCGCGTGCGAAAGCCGCCCTCAAAAGCTGGAACTGTTAAAAGGAAAACTACAATGGCTACTAAACCTGGATTGTATGCAAATATTCACGCAAAAAAAGCACGTATTGCGGCTGGTAGTGGTGAGAGGATGCGTAAAGTTGGCGCTAAGGGCGCGCCTACTGCGAAGGACTTTAAAGAATCGGCTAAAACGGCTAAACCCGCAAAAGCTGCTGCTAAGAAAGCGAAGTAATCATGCCACTCAAAAAATCGACAAGCAAAGAAGCCTTCCGTTCTAACGTCAAAGCTGAGGTTAAGGCAGGCAAGCCCGTCAAACAAGCCGTGGCGATCGCTTATGCGACCAAACGCGCTGCGGCTAAACCTATGAAACGTGCAAGTGGACGTGGCAGATAATGGCAACAATGAATCAAGACCCAACGGGCATTAACAAAGCGGGACAAGTGTCCGCGCGGGGTGGCCCACAGGGTGATCCAGCCGACCACCGCGACACTTTAGATGAGATGCGCTCACGCTATACGATGGCGATTGCTGCGTATAGTGACAGTCGTGAGGACGAACTAGATGACCTTCGATTTATGGCAGGTAGCCCTGACAACCAATGGCAATGGCCTGCGGACGTATTGGCTACGCGCGGCGCAGTGCAAGGTCAAACAATCAATGCGCGCCCATGCCTGACCATCAACAAGCTGCCACAGCACGTGCGGCAAGTAACAAACGAGCAACGGCAGAACCGACCATCGGGTAAAGTCATCCCAGCGGACGACAAGGCCGATGTGGAAGTAGCGGCCATCTATGACGGCATGGTGCGTCACATTGAGTACATGAGCGATGCCGATGTAGCCTACGACACCGCCTGCGAGAACCAAGTCACCTATGGTGAAGGGTACATCCGCGTGTTGACTGAGTATTGCGACGAGGACAGCTTCGATCAAGACCTGCGGATTGGACGGGTACGCAACAGCTTCAGTGTGTACATGGATCCGATGTCGCAAGACCCTACCGGTGCAGACGCCGAGTGGTGCTTCATTACGCAAGACATCACCAAAGCAGAATACGAACGGGACTACCCCGATGCCGCGCCCCTCAGTTCTATATTGGCAAGCGGTGTAGGCGATCAGTACCTGAGCCAGTGGCTTACCGAGGACACCCTGCGTATTGCTGAGTATTTCTACTACAAGCATGAGGAAGCAACCCTTAACTTGTACCCAGGCAATCAATCGTTCTTTGACAAATCGCCTGAAGATAAAGCAATGAAAGAGATGGGGCTAAAGCCTATCAAGTCACGCCGCGTGGATCGCAAAAAAGTCATGTGGATGAAAACCAATGGCTTTGAGTCCTTAGAGGAACGTGAATGGGCAGGCAAGTGGATCCCTGTCGTGCGCGTGATCGGTAACGAGTTTGAGGTAGAAGGTCAGATTTACATATCTGGCTTGGTACGTAACGCCAAAGATGCCCAGCGGATGTACAACTACTGGACTAGCCAAGAGGCTGAGATGCTTGCCTTGGCGCCAAAAGCGCCGTTTATTGGCTATGGCGGTCAGTTTGAAGGTTACGAAATGCAGTGGAAAACAGCCAATACGACCAACTGGCCGTATTTGGAAGTAAACCCCGACGTGACGGATGGCATGGGCGCTGTATTGCCTTTACCTCAGCGCGCCGCGCCCCCACTGCCCCAAACTGGTTTGATTCAAGCCAAGATGGGCGCGTCTGATGACATCAAGTCCACCACTGGACAGTACGACTCGAGCTTAGGAGCCACAAGTAACGAACGCTCAGGTCGGGCTATTCTGGCACGGGAAAAGCAAGGCGATACAGGTACGTATCACTACGTAGACAACCTTGCCCGTGCAATTCGCCACATCACCCGTCAACTCGTTGACATGATCCCTAAGATTTACGACACCGAGCGCATCGCTCGTATCGTTGGCTTAGATGGCGAAGTCGATATGGTTAAGATTAACCCGCAGCAGCCTAATCCCGTCAACGAGATCCGTGACATGAACACGGGGATTGTGATTGAGAAGATTTATAACCCGGGCGTTGGTCGTTACGATGTCGTAGTTACCACAGGCCCAAGCTACATGACCAAGCGTCAAGAAGCAATGGACGCCATGAGCCAGATTCTGCAAGGAAACCCACAGTTGTGGTCGGTTGCAGGCGATTTGTTTGTCAAAAACATGGATTGGCCTGGCTCAGAAGAACTAGCTGCACGTTTGGCTAAGACGATTGACCCCAAACTGCTTGAAGATGGCGATAAAGACCCCGCTTTGCAGGCTGCTGAACAGCAAATGCAAGCAATGGGCGCCGAACTAGACCAAATGGCTCAAATGATGCAGAATTTCCAAAAATCCGTTGAAGTTCAGGACTTGGAACGCAAGAACTTTGAAGCTGAAATTAAGGCATATCAGGCCGAAACACAGCGTATTAGCGCCGTTTCAGCAGGTATGACTGCCGAGCAGATCCAAGACATTGTGATGGGTACGATTGCAGCGGCTTTAGACACGGGCGATCTAGTTGGTCAAGAATTGCAACGTGAACCAATAGAAATACCGCCCGAAGCGCTTGAGCCAATGCAACCTGAGATGGCTCCTGAGATGATGCCCCCAGAACAAATGCCACCTGAAGGGATGATGCCACAATGAGTTGCGAAAAATTTATAGGAATGTTGTTTTTGGCACGGGATGTGACCCATTCGGTGCATTTAAACACCCGTAGCTATTCCAAACACAAGGCGTTACAGAAGTTTTACGAGAACATCATCGACCGCGCCGATACGTTTGCTGAAGCCTATCAAGGCCGGTGTGGTTTGATTGGCCCGATTGCGTTAATGTCAGCAAAAAAGACTGAAAACGTGGTGGCTTTTTTAGAAGATCAACTTGCCGAACTAGAAGCAATGCGTTACGATGTCTGTGACAAAGCAGATGCGCCGTTACAGAATTTAATTGACGGTATTATTGAGTTATACCTGTCAACTTTGTACAAATTGAAGTTTTTGGCATAAGGAGCCATTATGGATTTTTTAAACCCCCTAGCAGACGCAAATTACCCCGCTGATTCCGACAATACTAGCGGTTCAGCGGTTAGTTTAGGCCCTTGGCCCCCAGGCCCACAAGGTGTCATGGTGTGGTGTACGCAAGATGCGTATATTACCGTTGGTGAAGGCGTAACAGCGACAACCGCTAGTACCCCAATCCCAGCGTATACCCCGATTCCTTTTACCGTAGCTAATACCATTACTGGTCAGTGGCGTGTTAGTGCCTTGCAAGTTAGCATGGCAGGCGTTGTTTACGCTAAACCGATCAATTTCAGATGAGTTTTGGAATTAACGGCCGAGTTGGACTAGCTTTAGGGCTAGGCAACTTGCTTTCGTATTTTTCAGGTTATGGTCGCGACCAAGCAGTTAATAATTTAGCGACCGAAAATAACGATAACCTCGTCCAAGAGGACGGTGGGTTTATTTTAGTTTAAGGACAGAATATGGCTGACGTCAAAATTTCAGGTTTACCCGCCTCATCAACCCCGTTAGCTGGCACTGAAGTACTGCCAATTGTTCAAAGTGGGCAAACTAAACAAGTATCAGTTACTAACTTAACATCAGGCAAAACTGTCCCCGCTATTGGCTATACGCTTGAATCGGGCGGCATTATTACCGAAGCGACCACTACGCGTACGCTTGGCGCAGGCGATAACGGCAAAATTCTTTATTGCACTAGCGGATCGGCAACGACCATTACGTGCGCGGCAGGCTTAGGCGCTGGTTTTAGCGTTACTATTATTCAAGGCGGCGCAGGTAAAGTAACCGTAGCGGCTGGCGGTCAAACCTTAGTATCGTATTCATCATTATTTAGCACAATGGGCCAGTATGCTGTTATCAGCTTGGTTTGCCCTGTTGCTAATACGTTTGTGGCTGCTGGCAACTTAGGAGTTTAATATGGCGGTTAATCTTTCATCTTTAGCCGGCGCAGGACAACAATTTTTAGACGACAGCGGTAACGTTCTTACGGGCGGAAAACTTTATTCTTATCAAGCTGGCACTACAACTCCGCAAATTACATATACGGATGCTAATGGTTTAATAGCACATTCAAACCCAATTATTTTAAATGCTGCGGGGCGAATTTCTACGGGTGAAATTTGGTTAACCGCAGGCGATAACTATAAATTTGTATTGCGTAACAACAACGATGTTTTAATCGCCACTTGGGATAATATTACAGGTATAAATGGTACAGGTATTACATCAAACGCTGTAAATGTATTATATGATCCACCGTTTACAAGTGCTGTAGGCACTAACGTAGAAGATAAATTAGCTGAAACCGTGTCAGTTATGGATTTTGGTGCAGTGGGCGATGGCGTAACGGATGATACAGCGGCTATTCAAGCTGCATTTGATTACGCTTCTTCGCAAGGTGGCGGGACAATTTATTTTCCTGCTACGGGCGCTGCGTACCGAATTGCTTCCGAAAATCCTTCTTACAGTGGACACGCATTGGTTATTACACCAGGGGCTGGCTCTGGGTATATTACAATTAAAGGCGAAGGCGAAAAAAGTAAACTTTTGCTAGATGTAGGCGCGCCTATCACGTCAATGATGTATTGGCCTAACCGATTAGATGGAATGGTTATTGACAATATTTACATGGACGCAAATAGCCTTGCTAACAACGTGTTAAAAGCAGACGTTGCATATTGCCCTTATTTAACTATTAAAGATTCATTTTTCCGTAGAGGGTTAACTTCCTGCGTAACAATTTCAACTTTTGTTTCCACATTTGACAGAGTTCAAACATTTAGAGGCACAGTTGGCTTTTCTATTAAAGGCATTGGATCTGGGCCAGTCACTTCATTGACAATGACTGCGTGTTATGCGCTACAAGCATCACAATATGGCTTTGATTTAGGATATTTAACGTACTGCACATTAAATTCTTGCGCAGTTGATGGTGATGCTGGTAGTTCTTGGCACACACAAATTGCGTATCGATTTGCTAACGCTTATGGCGTAACAATGAATTCTTGCGGTTCAGAACAAGTACAACGATTTTTGTATGTCGGCGCGTATAGAGGGTTTGTTCTTAACGCCCCGTTTATGCTTTCCGCAGGCGGTGAATCAACCCCAGTTGACTATTTGTTTGAATTTGTAAGTGGACAAAACGCTACTATTTCAGGTATTCGTATTGAATCTGCTCGACCTGGCGGGTACAACTATATTCTTGGTCAAACAGGGTCATCTTTTGGTTCAGAAAACATTACCGTTACAGATAGGAGCGTTACACGCGGGGCTGCTTTTTGGGTAAGTAATTTTGCTTTTAGCCGCCCTATTAAATTTTTACGTAACGATTCAACAAATAAATCCGAAACAATTAACTTTTCTGACGCAACTGCATTAACCAATCAAATTTTACTTTTAAGAAATTATGCGTACGATGACGATGTTATTTGGCAACTTGCGGATGGCACATATTCTTTAACGCCGGGAAATCCATTTTTGCAAAATCTTAGTGGTAGTGGCACATTAACCATTCAAGGTAACGCCGCAAATAACACCGCAGTAAAACTTTTATCAGATTTTAATGATTTTGGTTTTGAAAATTGCAATATGCAAATTGTGTTAAAAAATGTGACTATAGGTGGAAGCGTAGGTAGCGGATCTAATTATCGTTTGTTTGCAAGAAATTCACCTAACGTTATTTTAGATAACGTAAGAATTATTCGTGATGGCTTAAATGTTGGTAACGCCATGCGTATTGAAAGTGGATCTAAAGTACAGTTAATTAACGGCGCAGCCGCTTTTGATACTTTCATTAGCACCGTATGGC